ATTTTTTATCGCAGAGACAGTGGATGGTAATAGAAATAACAGTCTATTTAGATACGCTGCACTCTTAAAGATGAACGATGGTCTTAGTGATGAGGTAGTAGAGGAGAAAGTCAGAGCATTAAACTCTAAGATTGCAGACCCTCTGCCAGAGAGAGAATTAGCAGGTACTATTCTGAAAAGTATCAAGCGTAAGAAGTAGTAAAAGCCCAGGAGTAATGGCTCTAAAAGTACACTAGGACACGATAATATATCAGTCCTTATGAAAGGAGTCACCTATGGAAATATTAGGTGCTAAAGATATTCACGTTGGTGGAGTCAAGTGTTTGATTTATGGGACTGCAGGTACAGGTAAGACTACCTTAGCTAGTACCCTTGACCCTAAGCGTACACTGATTATTTCTTTTGAGTCAGGTCTATTGAGTTTACTCGATGAGCCAGGCATGGAAGATTTACAATACGTGAATGTTACTACTCTCAAGGAGTTGAATGAGATTTATGCTGAGTTATTGAAACCAGAATATCAATCGAAGTTTGACAATATTTTCATTGACTCTCTTAGTGAGATCAGTGAGTTGGTGCTGGCAACAGTGAAGGCAGACCCCAAGGTTTATAAGGGAATGCAAGACAACATGAAATTATATATGATTACGCAAGAAGAAATGGTAACTATTTCTAAAGCGTTTAGAGACTTGGCTGGATATAACATATTCATGACAGCTCTCTCAGAAACATATGTAAAAAACATGAAAGAGTGTAGCCGTCCGAGCATGGTAGGACAGAAGCTCGGTAACAAGATGTTAAGTCTTTTTGATTTCATATTCTATATGACATCAGACGATGATGGCAAGCGTGCATTGTACACGCAGCCAGGCAGTACATTTGAAGCAAAGAGTCGTAGTCGCAAGCTAGAGAATAAAGAAGAGGCAGACTTAGGTCGTATCCTCTCGATAATTAAAGGAAAATAAGATGGCATTTTTTAAAGTAGATAACACATTAGTAGAAGCAGCAGAAGCAATTAACAAAGAAGAAGCAGCAAGTTTCAGTACACCAAGTGGATTATATCCAGTAGCAATTACAGTAGCATATGTAACAGAGTCAGCATCAAGTGAAGCAGTAGGGCTTACTATTGAATATACAGACGGAAAGTCTAAGTATCCAAAGAGAGAGACTATGTGGTTCCAAGGTGCTAATGGACTTACAACTAGAATGGCTAAGAAACGTGATGGTTCTGAGTATCCAGATGAGACATTTGGTATGAAGCAAGTACGTGGATTATGTGCAGTAGTTGGTGTTAATTTTGAAGCTATGGAAACAGAGCCAGGTAAGATTGAAGGTAAAGATGGTCTTCGTGACGTAATGGTATTCCCAGACCTAACAGGTAAGACACTTGTAGTTGGCATACAAGATACACTTGAAGATAAGTACAGTGAAGAAACTGAGTCACGTAACGTAGCTAACATCATTTGGGTGGGTAGAAGTGAGACAGATACAGAAGGTGTAGTATTCCCATGGGGTAGAACACAGGATGTATCTAAATTCTTAGGTGTTATAGCTAAAGAGCCAACCAAGGATATCCGTGAGCTATCTAAACCAGGTGCATCATCAGGTAAAGAAGAAGCTGCAGCAGCATTTGGAGGCTTCGGTGCGTAGTATAGAGGCAGGTGGTGACACCTGGACTCTTACAGCCAAGAATGGAGGATGGTATGACGTACATCTCTTGGTTGCAGGTAAGAAGGTTCCGTCTCTTTTTACAGGAATAGATGAAGAGGCGTGTTTACAATTTATATGGTCTAGGTATAACAATATTCCTAGTCTAAAAAAAGAAGATTTAAAGGAAGTAGAATAATGGCAAGAATTATATTAAGTCGTGAAGACATTGAAGTAGCAATAGAGGCGTATGTTCGTGATAAGTTTATGGCATACGGAGACATAAGAGAAGTACATATAGTACAGGAGCGTAAGGTTACTGCATCTATTACTTTTGGTGAGGATAAGCCAGAGATGACTGAGCCATTACCAGGGCTTGAGCCTATGCCTAGCAACCCAGAGTGTTGTAATGAACTGGACGTATAAAGGAGAGCCTGTCACAGAGCTCCCAGAGGGGAAGATAGGCTTTGTCTATGTTACCCACTATACAGATGGATCATTTTATATAGGTAAAAAGCTATGCTTAACCAAACGGAAGCGTAAGCCCTTGGTTGGCATGCGTAAGAATGCAAGACGAATGGTTGAGGTGGAATTGAAGTGGAAGGACTACGAAGGTAGTTCTTCTATAAAAGACAGCTATGAGTTGGCATCCAAGGAGATAGTGGCATGGTGTAATACTAAAAAAGCTATGTCATATATCGAAACGGACTTACAGTTTAGGAGTGGTGCTCTCTTTGATGAGAAGTGTCTTAATCTAAATATTGCAGGTACTTATTTTACAGGAGTCCTAGATGGGGAAGACAGTATACATTAAGCTCAATAATCTAAAGCATCCAGAGAGGTGCATACATGTACCAGTCCGTAACGGTAAGTATGTTACCAATTCTCATGGATTCGTGATACCCATAAGAAGCTATAATGGATTCAATACTATTAGTGTTGAAATATTAGAGTCAGATTTTGAACAGCCAAGGACATTACCATGAAAAGTACATTGCATTTATATGACATAGAACCAGAGGAGCTATTAGCTATGAACTATTTGAGTGCCATAAAGTACAAGATACTTAAGGGCAAGGAGCTACTAAAGCGAATAACATTTGCTGCAAGAGAAGTCCTGTTTGACCAGTCTAAGTACTTAGAATTATTATCTAGGTACTTGGATGTAGAAAAGGCAATCAAGTATAATAATGAGTTACTAAGGGAACTTGGGGAATAATGCTTATGTGTTAAAACACATTTACTTTCCCCTATAGAGTATATTTGACTGAGCCCCGTAAGGGGCGAAGTTAGTATGAGTCACCATAGTTAGGTTTCTTTCTACGTTTACTTCCACCAATCATATTCATTTCTTCTAATTTATTAAAGAGCTCATCATCTTCATCAGCCTGGTGTTTTGCAAGACCTCTATCTTCATTCACAGCCAAGTACTCCATCATATGAGAGATTAGCATTTCTAGTGAATCCAGTCTATCGTCATGTCGAAGACAATCTCTTTCACGTGTAACGTGAGTGAGTTGATACGATAGTGAGTATTCACCCTTGACATCCATGTCATCCTCGAAGACTTTTGTGTCTACGATGAGTCTATGTTGATTCATTATTGGTTCAAGTGTTTCTATGATACGCAATTCTTTTTGCTTAATAGACCTAACTTCCTCTACTCCTTGGTCATCCAGGTATGGTTGTAACATAGCTAGATATGCACCATCACCAAAGTTGCTTTCGATTACCACGGTGTTTACGCTGAATAATTTACATAGCGACTTAATCGTCATGAAGGATTCTTCATCATAGCCACCTTTGATACCAGTGTTCTTCATTAGGAATATCTTACCATTAAGTAATCCACCAATGGAGATACCTGTCTCATCATTACCACGTCCAGAAGGGTCAATAGACATAACCACATAGGTGAACGGAGATCTCTCGTCTGAGGTCCAGCCAGGGGTCGAGAAATAGTCAGTAGTAAACCCATTGTGTTTTAAACTATACAACTTATTTAAAGATGAGTAACCTATCTTCAATGGATTCTCTTGGCTGTCTATGTCAGTAATGATTAAGTCCCGTAGTTTTAATGGGAACTTTGTCTCATCACTGTCAGTAGGGTCGAGGTTATATTGAAGTTGAAATGCTGAGTTACCAATCTTCATCTTACGCTTAGTGAGCACAGATTGTGGGAAGCGAGAATCAACTGCTTCACCAGCTATCTCTGGTGTTTTATCTATACGGTCCTGAATATATTGTGCAATACGTTTACCATAACGATGCTTCTTGGTTGGGTATTGAGCAGGTATGATACATACTTTGTATCCACCTGTTTCTATACCTATGTAAATAGACTCTGTAGATTGATATGTCCCAAGGATAATAACCTCACCCTGTCTCTCTTCTCCCTCGGAGATTAATAGGTTGATCGCCTCATTAAAGAAATGAGTGATTGTCGCACGTGCTTCAATAGTACGTGAATTTGTCGATTGTTCGATGTCGTCAGATACGATTATGGTAGCACGAAATCCTGCAAGTCCTGTCGTTATTCCTGCTGCGTATAGATTCGGTGAGTCGCTTGGCTTAGAACCATTTACATCAAAGTGGTCTGATGCTCTACGCTGATCGCTTCTAGGAACAAGGTGTTGGAGTAGTGGTACACTTCTCATCATGGACAGACAGAAGTTGGTGAAGTTTTTTGATCTCTTGGATGACCCAGAGATAACAAGTATATGTTCATTGTTGTTTCTTAATAGCCTCCAAAGTACATACATTTGAGAGAACAGACTCTTGCCTAATCCTCTTAGTGCTAATAGCATCTTATCTGGATATTCTGAGTTGCCTAGAAATTTGGCAATCTCCACTTGTGCCTCTGTGGGGTGAGGCAATCCCATTTGCTCGAACATATATATAGTAAAGGTTGGAAAGTCATTTACTATTTCTTCTAGCTTGTATCCCTTATCTTCTTTTTTTCCACTCGGACGAGGGTCTTCTGTTTTTACTTTGCTCGGAGGCTGGAATCCAGGTACAGTTTCTTGGTTCGTAATTTCCATTTACATCTATCCTTTCTATAGTCAAGTCCTCATTATACCCATTCTTGGTTGCCCAAGACTTGAATGAAGCGAATGATAGCAGCCAAGGAGTGTGTATTGATATGCCCCTACCACCGTATGATGGGTAGGTGTGGTCACTAGAGCAGTAGCATCTACCCTTCATGTGCATCCAGGTTCTAAATAGTCTAGTTCCTGTTCCACCGTGAGTTCTGTTTCTTTTTGCTATAGCACAAGACTTACAGCGAAGTATCTTTCCAGCATTGAAGTCTGCAGTCTTGGCTGTCCATACTTTACCACAGTCGCACTTTAGCTCACACATTGATTTTCTGTAGCTACTGCCTGTGCTTGTGGTTATTGTTTGGACTCCAAGGTCTTTAATTAATTCTGTCATTCTATATCCTTTATGATGATATAGAATTATACCCTATGTCTTCTTAACTAGCCCTGCTATCTCATCGTGCATAGTTGATTTCTCTGCTGGAGGCGTTATCACTTGGTTGTTTTTCAGGTAGGTGACTGCTACGTTTAAATCTCGTAGCTCATCTGTATTGTCATCCTTGAGTGCCTTCGTCATGGCAGCCAAGAGTAGGGTGTCTAACTCTTCTAGCTTTTCTCGTTTAGTCATTTGCTGTTGCCTTTATACCTGCTTTTACTGCCCAATCATACCATATTAAGTTATTCATTGGTGCTACAGCCTTAGCTATGTTGAGTCCTTCCTCTATAGAAGGGTCTCCTAGAAACTTAGAACCATGCCCTATTAGATTACTTGCTTTATTGAGTGATGGACCACCTATAAACTTTGACATATCTCTTGTCCCAGTTGTATAGTTACCCATAAATGCTCCACCATCCCAATCAGAGAATCCTGCTAGTTCCATTGCACTTCCTGGTAGTGATGCATACGATTGTCTCACCGCTAGTTGTCTAAAGAATTTGGCTGCATTTCCATTAGTAGGTAATATTGCATCCTCTTCATTTTTTACTCCTGCAGCTACAAGTAGTTTCTCTTGCATAGTTGCAAATAATCCAAGTATTGCACCACTGGCAATCATTCCTGTTGCTGCCATTGCTTTATTGTCATTCATCCCAGCCAAGAGTAATTTGTCGTAAGACATCATATTGAAGGACATAAATTGTTTAGTTAAATCTAGTATTGCTGAACCATCACCGTCTGTCATCCAAGAGGGGATTCTTAGAGATTCGTGTCTAAGAATTACATCCCTAGACATACGTCCCGTAACCATCTGTATTTTATGAGCTAATACCTGGTCTTCCCATTTGTCGAATGCAAAATCTTGAAGCTTATTTTTATCCCATCCATTTTTATCTAGTATGGCTTTTAGTCCTTCCATATCCTGTTTTGTTATACCCCACCTTTTTAGAGATTTAGATACATCTTTCCCTGCTGCTATATTATCAAAGAGTCTTCCCATAAATGCTCTTGGTAATATGAGTTTACTAAATACTGTCGCTGCCTCTAATCCTGATAGCTTAAACATAGTCTCCTGCATACCTCTCATGCTCTGTGAAACACGATTAGCTAGACGACTATCATATCCACTCTTCATCATAGTATCGAGGTCTGAGGTGTCTCCTAGAGCACTTCTATTTTTATTGCTATATATTTCATAGGCTTCTGACATCCTAATTATTTCTCTAGTCCTAATTGCTTCTGGAGTATTTGCATTTATGTCTTTAAGAGAATACATATCACTTACCATCTTGGCTGCTGCTGGCATCTCCCTCATCACGTTATTGAATCCAAGTTTTGCACCTGCTACACCCAATTCTGATACTGCATATTTTGCAAATCCACCTGCATCCGTTAAGTAGTTCCATGTCTTTAAGTCTCTAGTAATACTTCTGTATGCTGCACCTGGATCACTTGGTATTTGTCTTGAACCTAGTGCTGTCTCAAACATAGTCTCTAGTAACTTTCGTTCTTCTCCCACTATACGTGGGTCGAGGTTCTTCATGTACTCCTCAACCTTGGATGTGTTGAACATTTTATTTGTTGATATTTCACCCTTCATTTGATAGTGATACCCCTGACGTACTTCACTCCCATTGGTATTCAAGTATGGTGCAATCTTATCTGTATTTAGACTGAGACTTCTTCTTTTTAATGGAGCCTTGGTTGATGCTGTTTGTGGAAACATAATATCTCTAAGACTACCACTGTTATTTATGTTGTTCACTATAGTTTGTGCTTCTTTTTTAGCAGCCAAGCGAGCAGCCATATTCTTCTTTAAGTCTTTGAGTGCCTGTCTATTTGCATCGGCTTCAAATTCTATTGCCCTCTTAGATAGGAATTTATTTTCTGCATTACCACCTTCTGCTAGACTTCTGTCTCCAGAGTAATATTCTTTCGTGTAATCATCACCATACTTATCTCGTTGTGCATCGTGTCTTTTTTCGTGAAGAGCAAGGAACTCTTTTGCTTCTGCATCGGAGAGTCCTCTTAGTTCTGCATCCAAGTCAATACCCATAGTGTTCTTCATATACTCATTGACATATCTCTTTTGTTCTTTAGTGAATGTCTTGGTTATACTCTTTGTTCTTTTGTCGAATCTCATATAGTTGATAATATCTTGAGCTGAAACATTCTCAAGTATGTCTATTTTTCCGTTGTTGTTTTGAGCTAGTCTTCCATCTGGGAACGACTTTACACTATTGTAATCCACTTCTATATATTTGCCTTCTGCTTGACTTCTTGGTCCTGTCAATATAGCCTCTGTGAAATCATCCACCACTTTTGTATATTCAACATTTGCTATGGCATCTTTGTCGTACATTCTATGGCTATACATTTCTGGGTCCCAAGAACTACGCTTATCCATACCTGCTAGTTTTGCTTGTTCTGCCATATCATAACTGTATCTATTTATACCAGTTATAGCATCCATCATTGGTTCACTAAGATGAGATATATCACTGTTCGGTGTTGCATCTCTAGCCAATTTATCTATCTCTTGTTCTCTCACTACATCCTCATAGTCAAGCTGTGCTTTTGTTTTCTCTATTTCTGGTTCTGTTTTTATTGAGACACCTGCTTGCTCTGCAGCAATCTTCTCTGCTTCTATATCCATAGTTTGCTTGCCATCATATGCTTGGTCTATAATCTTCTGGTCTTTGTATGGTGCAATCTTTTCCATATGTTTATCTACATATTCAACTGTACCATCGGGTAAAACCTCTGTGTCATATAGCTCTTTTTCTACTGACTGCTTTATAGACTCCATTTGCTTTACATCTTCGACAATGATATTACGGTTAGTAACCTTGGCTGTCTCGTATTTGAGTGCTAGTTGGCTTCGTACGGATTCCACTTCTACTTCAAAATCGAAGCGTGAAGGCTTAGGTCCATTTTTGTCTACTTCCCACTCCTCTAGTCTTTTCCTGTATGCTATGGTTAAATCCATATCTGATTGACCTATAATACCAGCCAAGTTATATTGGATGTCAGATACGTTATCTGGTGATGTTAAATCCTGTCTGCCTGTGCTGTCTGTCACACCAAAAGTTTGTGTGTCGTACTTCATAGCTTCAACTTGAGCTATTGCTTTTGATGTGTGACCATCTGTGCCTTTTTTGGAACCATAAAACAACTTCTGTATTTGTGCACCTGGAGATAAAGTAAATTTCCATCCGAATACTGCATTGATAACCTTGGCTGTTTTAGATACATCGATTTCTATACTGTCTGGATTTATATTATTTGTATTTATGGCATTGACCTCATCTACATATTCAATTTCATCTGTAGTAGTAGGCTTGGTTGATGCTGGCTGTGTTTCCATATCCTGCACAAGTTTCTTTTTTACCATAGATGGTGCTGACATATGTCCTATTAGATTACCTATGCCTGATGCCCCACCTGCTAGTATTCCTGCTGTTCCAAAGGCAATAGCTACATCACCACCATCCTTGGTTGAGTACGCCTGCACAAGAGCCTCTGAGGTTGCTGCCTCTGTTGCACCTAGTAGTGCATCATGAGCTACTGTCATCTTTCTGCTTGTGCCTGCTATCTTTCTTGCTGCACTAATTTTAGAGTATGCTCCACCAAATACATATGTAGTTGGGTCAAATGGCATAGTTAAGGTTGCAGCCAAGATTGTCTCTGCTATACCCATCTTGGCTATAACTTTATCTGCGTCTCTTTTTGTATTTATGGATTCAGATGCTAACTTGGCTGCATATGTGGAGTTCTGATTATAGACATTCTGTCTATCTTCTGTAGGTACACTCATTACATACTTTTTAAATTCATCTGAGCTCTTATCTAGGTCTTTCTCTGACAAATAGTAGTCTGGACTAAATATAGACCCCTTGCTATTTAACGATGCCATACCTGGTACAAAAGTCTCAAATGATGCTCTTGCCTTTTCTTTTACTGTTGGGGTATCTAGTGATCCAAGTACTTGGTCTTGTCTCGTAGAGCCAGCCAAGGAGTCCCTTGCTGGGTCGTCTAATATTAGTTCTTCTTCCATTATCTATAGCTCCTCTTTGGTCTTGGGTCTTCATCTGTTCCTAACCGTGATATGTGCTCATTAGGAATATATGGAATCCTTGTTTTGAATCCTGGATTATTTGAGTCTTCTAATACTATCGAATATTCCTTGGATACTGGGTCATATGTGAATGTTGCACCTGAACTATCTATGCCTTCCATATACTTCACTGAGTCCTTATAGCTCCTACCTGTGTCTTTTGCTATAGCCTGTACAATGATATCCTCTAGGTCAGCGTTGCTGTTCCTATTTAGTACATCAATGAGTGTTTCATTACTATAGAAGGCATAGTCTGTTTTTAGTGCACCTATAAAAGATATTCCGTCTTGTGCTGTATCTACGCCTAGCTTTCTCACTTTTGTATATTTAGAGAATACCTGCTCCTGGATGGTGTTAAGGAGTTGCCCTTGTCCAGCCAAGACTAGTGCTGCTGCAGTGGTTAGTATTTCTTCCTTATCTTCGTATTGAACACCTGGGTATTTCTCCCACTTTGACAAGAAATCTTTGTATGCATCGTTTGATTCGTATTCCTCAATGCTTTCCTTACTTCGTATATTATTTAGCTTGTGCATAAATAATGCACTTTCTTCTGGTGTATTAAAGATGTCCTGTTTTCCTGCATCTTTTGCATTCTTAGCCAAGATAGAGAACGCACTATACTTGGTTGCAAGCTTCTTGTCTTTGATAGACAATTCATTGATTGCTACTTTGACTGATGAGTGTCCTAGTACCTCTTCGTTCTGACCATACTTAGCCATAAATGATTCTGGACTATTTGTGTATTGCACTATTTCTTTATTTACAAAGTGCTTTATCACTTGGCTGTCTACTGGAATATCTGTTGTTCCATTCAATATCTCGCCCATAAGTCTAGTACTACTATTTCTAGTAGCTAGTACCTTATTGCTCATATTGTCGAATAGTGTACTTATTTTAAATGACTCTCTGTCCAGGAATGCTGTCTTTTCTTTTTGTGATAGTCTTGGTATGTCAATAGAGTAAGTTCCTATATCAGCAAAATATGTTGAATCTAGTTGATACTGCATAGATTTTTGATACTTATCTACTTTTGCCATTACTGCTATTCTGTCTTCTGGTCTCTTTAGATTCATTCCAGCCAAGGCTACTTGCTTTAAGTTTTCTGGAGTAAGGTGACTTGACATTGATATAGCTTCCCTATCTGATAGAACTATATTCTGTCCAGTGTTCTCCTCTATTCCAGACTTTGTATCCTTATATAGAATGTCACTCTTGATACTTGCAAAGGTTTTATCTTTTAATCTATCCCTATATAAGTCCATAGTTTCCTCTATAGCTTGCTTCTGTGGCATACCACCTGCTATTTTTGCATCTATAATGGATGACATCTCATCATCGTATAGTTTTTTGTCGGAGTCCTTATTGAACTCTCTCTCTAATCTAGCTACTGTCTTCATATCTATATCGTCAAAATAAACATCACCACCAGTCATAATTGAATATGCTGATTGCGTTTCTTCCATATATTTTTTTACTGCTTCATAATCACCATCTATCGATGCTTGCTCTATGAGTTCCTTGTATCCTTTTTTGATGTTTGTATCCATATCGGATGTAGCAGTTTTCTTTGTTTTGTCATCAGAGCCTTTCTGTGCAAGACCTGCTTTTACCTTTGCTAGTGCAGACTCAGATATTTCTCTTGTTGCAGTAGATGTTCTTGGTTGCCCATTAGAGAACTTTCTACCCCAGTAACTAATATAGTTTTCTCTTGTCGCATCCATCCCTGTTGGCAGGTTTGACTTTATGTTTCTGACTGCCTTTTTTGATAGTGGTCCTGTTCCCATAATCTCATCAAAGCCACCTAGACCTTGGTTGTGTGCTATCCATAGATTTAGCTCAGTGCCCATATAACCACGCTTAGATAATCCTGCAGCATTGTCTTCTGTAAAGCGTTTAAACATCTTATCTTGCCCACTAGGTGTTCTAGCTTCTGCTATTGTTTGACCTGTCTTCTTTGCGTATTCTTTCAATGTTGATGGCATAAACTGATACTTGCCGTATGCTCCACTCTTTTTATTGTGTGCAGTATATGACCCCACCGACTCTATTTTTACTAGTTTGTCTACAAAAGTTTGACTTACTTCTGCTGGTTCGTATCCCTTCATTTCTGCAGCCAAGGTATCTAGTTGAGTCTTGAGTTTTGCTTTTTCTGCCTTATCTTCTGTTGCATTAAATCTAGCAAGCACTGCAGTGTGCTCTCTCTTTAGTAGTCCAAGTGCACTCTTGGATGATGCTTTCATTGCTGCCGATACTGTCTTGTCCCTAGTTGCTTTGTCCTTTATTGGATCAAGTACAATAGGACCAAGTGCTTTAGATAATATATAATTCGCTTCGTGGTTATCTGTATTATAGGTAATCATTCCATCTGGTGATATATCTGCTAGACCCATAAGGCTTTTACCTTTTAGTCTATCTAGTCTATCTTGGCTGGATAAAGAAGGGTCTTCTGACATCTCAACCAAGAGTTGTTTTGCTACACTGGATGCTGCTTCTGTTACTGCCTTCTGTCCACCACCTTGTTCTATGCCTTCTAATCGACCTTTCCATATCTGTAGTATGTTGGCTGATGCCTCACCATCCATAGTATGAGAACTGTTCAGGAATCTCTGAAATTCCTGTGCTACTGCATCTTTATCTATTGCTTTTTGCTGTGACTTCCATGCTGATATGGCACCTCCTGCCATTTTACGTGCAGAGCCTATGTATGCTTGGTCGTAAGCCATAGCTGTATCGCCACTAAGTCCTTCTGCTACACCTGCCGTACTTGCTATACTCGACTGCAACTTTAGTATGGCTGTGTCCCTAGATTCTAGGTCACCCATATTGTCATTGATAAAGTTAATATCATCATTTAGAGACATAAGATGGTCAGATGCCATTCTCTTTGCCATACCTGCTGATACTGCATGCTCTTGCTTCGTCATAGATGCCTTGGATGCCATAAGGGACTCTACATCCCTTGATGCATCCGTAGTCTTTGACTGCTGTGGATCATATCTAGGTCTGAATGCTTGTTGATTTTCTTCACTAGTTCTATATGTCTGGTTTGGTGTTTTTGATGTTTGGTCTAGTGTCTTGTTCATTCTTGTGCTCCTGCTTCCGTCTTCTTGTCTTCTTTGAATAACTCACTTATCATATCATCTCCACCTGCAGAGTACCATTTTTGTGCCCCATCAAACATTGAATCCAACCAAGTATCTGTTTCTCTTGGTTGCACTTTGTCAAATGATATATACCCTGACTTTCTTGATTCGCTAATCCCTGCATATGTTGATGCTTGACCTCTTGCGAATGCTGCTGATGTACTTGTGCTGCTAAATACTGTACTCATTCCACTGGCTGTATATAGTTGCTTATTTCTTGCAGACAGCCTATCCATAGATAGTCTTCTTTGTATGTTGAGTTTTTGAGCTTCTGCTCTACCTATGAGCACGGCATTGTCAAACATCTCTATTGAGTCAGCTTCCACTGTAGCAATGGCTGTAGTCCCCCCAGATGTCCCTGTTCCTGCTGCACTAGCTCTTAGTCTGGCTTCTGCCTTCATGCTGTCTATGGCGTTCCTCGACATCATGTTGCCTACTGTCTCATCTACTGCTGCTGATTGTTCATATGCTAGATTATGCTGCATCAGTAATTGTTCATTATTTGAGTCTAGTTGTTTACCTATAGATTTAAGTTTACTTCTTCCTGCAGCCAAGTGAGCATCTGCTGCACGTATTCCACCAAAGAATGCCTGGTCTCTAGCACCCTCTTGAATGTTCCATGATGAATACATATCTTGTGTTTTTTGATTCTCGTTCTGCTCAAACGCTGCTGTCTGAGCTTCATAGTTTTGTCCTGTTTGCCAAGCACCATATATATCTGATGCTGCTCCAAGACCTACTTTTCCGTATGCGTACATATCTGTTCCAGTCATGCTATCCTCCTTTATTCATGCAGTTAGCACTTACTACAACCAAGAACACTTGGCTGCATAAATTCTACTTCCATCTACCTATTGCTGTGATGTTAAATCTAACAGCGTCTATATTAGGTGTACCATCAAATTTAGTTTTCAGTATTCTTAGTACTGAATGATTTGAACTAGTAGGTGAAATCTCTGGCTGACCATAATATGTTGGGACTATTGTGTTGCCATAGTGACTTACTTGTGGGGTTGGGTGACTTCCCTGCTTAAATGATATAGGGTAATCGTAACTCGCACCTGAACCAGATGGACTTGTCCATCCATAAACATATGTAATCTGTGTACCGTCTGGAAATCTTGTCCATGAGCCAGTAGCATTAGAACCACTAGTAATGAACGCTGTAGCCATATCCTTAATGTCTATACTTACTGTTCCATCTATTGTCTCTAGTGTGTTTGTTTTTAACTTACTCATCTCCATCTCCCTATTGCTTGCCAGCTCATATTCAAACTATTCACAGTACCAGATGTACCTCTAAGAAAATATGGGGCCTGACTCCCATCTGTGCCAGTCACACCCTCTAGTGAAATAAAATAGCTTACTCCAGCCCCACCTGCCGACATTGTACATGATGGTGGGCTAATAAAAGTCTTCGGGAAAAATACTTTTTCTTGCATTCCAGAAGTAAATAGAGCCCCCCATGCACCCGTTATGGGCATTGACCCATAATTCTTAATTCCATATTGTATCATTGTTCCGTCAGGGTACTTAACCCAATATCCAGTAGCTTCACTCCCACCACTCGTTATTGCTTCTGCTTGTGTCATATCGAATGTCTCATCTGTGGTCAAAGTAGGGTCTACTGTCAGTGCAATGCTGCCACCTGCTGCACTTCTTAATTTAATATCTGCCATCTCATTATCCTTTTGTCATTTCTATGTTAGTACCCACTAAAGTGAGTATGTATGTTTTTGAGCCTATAACTAATGTATATGGACTAGCAACAGGATTTCCATTTACTAGCATCTCTGTGCCATCTATTAAAATAGTTGTCATAGTATCACCAAGCTACTTCCATCGGGAATAGTTATTGTAACCCCGTTATTTATCGTTGGGCTCACCACTGATGCATTTTGCCCTGGCTGCAATGTAAAATCTACTGCTATTACGTCTGGACTTGATACAAATGGCATCCAATATGAGTCCTTACGAACACCATTATTGGATACTGTCATATATTCATTTCCATCCTCTCTAGGCATATTACCTGCTGCACCCAATGTTTTAGGTGATATAACTTTGTCATCTATCAGCCCTTGGTCTGTTTCTGCTTGGCTGGCAAATTCAACAGTTGCGTCTAATCCATCTGCACCTGTAGCACCAGTATCTCCTTTTGAACCTTGTATCCCCTGGTCTCCTTTGTCTCCCTTTGCACCATTTGGACCAGGAACCGTGCTATCTGCACCAGTTGGTCCAATAGCTCCAGTTAGACCGATGTCACCCCTGTCTCCCTTATCACCTTTTAGACCTTTGTCGCCCTTACCACCTGTTGCCCCTGTAGCTCCTGCTGGACCCCTAATTGGTCCAATACTGTTCCATGCTGAACCATCAGCCATTAGACCATCACCTATGGCTACAGCAACACCACTACTATCTGTACCTGTATCGGTAGCCAACCAAGTCTCACCTATAGTAGTATGTGGTTTAGCAAGGATGTTTGCTACCGTATCACTACCTGCAATATTTAGTGTACCTGCTATTGATTTGAATGTATTGTTCTGCACTGCATTTATAGCATCCTGTACAGTTGAACTTGCATCCAAGGCAGACTTGTCAGACAGGGAAAATGTATCCCCTGTCGTAACAACTGAAACAATAGAGCCTAGTGGTACTTCAAATATTCCTATTTCAGCCAAGCTATTGAATGTGTATATCGGTTGTTTTTGACTCATAGTATCTCTCCTGTAATATGTATAGTTACTTCATCATTTGCTTCAAGTGGATCATTGAATCTAATCTTATCTGCAAGTGCTGAATATTTTACTCTTCTCTGTAGTACACCATTTAGATATACAACAAAAACTTTTCCGTCTAGGTCTGCTGCAAATACCGTATCCCCATTGGATGCACCTGGAAATTCTATATATTCCATCTTACTCTTTTTTGTCAAAGTAAGCACATGTGCATCAACATATCCTTTGTTTACTACGGACTCTGGTAGTGGTGGTACATACCCTACTGGCAATGGTGTACTACCATCTTTGAGTAGTGCCTCACCTAGTATTCCTGCTTCTAGCGACATAATATGTGATTTTGTTATGAAGTTCCCATCAGATAATCTAGATAATGGTACATATGAACCAGTATATTCAATTAGTACATCTGTCTTTATCCACGATACCCCATTGAATGTCTCTTGGCTGAGGTGAGATGTCACTTCTTCCACTGTGTTAAATCTATTAACTAGGGGGTCAAGAACGAACCACATCCCCTTTGGGCTTACTATCTTTTTCTCTTCTGCTTTATCTAGCATGTCCGTTTGGTCTGCATAGTCTAACGTCTGAAATAATGCATCTACCCTCGCCTCTTCTGTCTGTATTCTTTGAAATTCTGCATCTAACTTATTGGATACAACCAAGCCTGAATCGCCCTGGACTATCTCATTTGATTTCCACATATTATCTCCTTATGATAAATTATATCTTTGATTTACTTTTGCTTCCTGAATTATATCGTGAATCCTGAATCCATAGTCTCTATCTTTATTGTAAAAACTTGATATTATTACCCTTGTGCTTTCACTTCTTCCTCCTACCATAATAGGTACGTCTACTCCATACAGGTTAGGTAGCTTCTTATTGACTAGTGACATTGGTTGCTTGTTTCCTAGGTTGGCTATTTGTGCACTATCAAAACCTGCAACCAAGTCTCCTCCTGCAACAACCTCTTCTCCTCTTTCATCTCCTATTATTGGTTGTGTATCTAAAATAGGTGACTCATCGAATTTTAGTCCTGCAACTCTATCTCTTCCTGTTACATTGGTTTCACCAAGATTAAACAGAAAATAGTTTGATGCTAGTCCTATGCCACTAAATTTCTTATTGCTCTGTGGTAATATAGCTCTCTCTGTACCGTCTGCTTGGTTCCTGATAATTACAGTGTGAAGTGAACCTGGGTCACTCTTTATCCTTAGTGACTTCAACTTAGAATTGCTTGCAGTGTATGTCTTGGATGCTCTATCTTTAAATACGAACTCTCCTATATCCACAAATGTTCTATTCACAAATTGACCAAAGTCTCTGTAGTCGTGGATTATAGCTGTGTCATCACCAAGAATACTAGTAGATACCTCATATTCTCCAGTTACCCCTTCTATGAAAGGTGGTGTAAGTGCTTGTCTTGCAAACCTTCTCTGTAGTTGAGCTTTGGTTAAATAGTCGTGCCTAGTCATATTCCACGACATCCCTTGATGATTCCAGTCTCCAGACATACGCCATTCACCTGAACCTATAACTGTGAACTCTTGGTCGAAGTCTATCTCGTGGTCAATGTCCATATATAGCATTCCATGTGCAGCAGACACCTGCAACACAGACCCTCTATAGTTCCATTTAGACCAGGCACTCTGTACTTTCTTTCCTCCACTATCTGCATATTTATACACATATAATATCTTTCTGTCTGGATACGCTTGAACGTGGCTATAATTTACACTGTCTGAATAATCACTCCCATCATACATATCTCTGAACATGGTGGTGTCATCCCCATATCTAGGAAGTAGTCTCTCTCTATGGTCAGAGGCAACTACAAATATCATACTGTCCTCATTAGAGGCAGCCAAGCAATTAACGTCATTAAGGATGTATCCTGGCACGTGTGCAGTGAGTGCATTCGCTTCTGCGATTCCGAGTGATTCATTATATGCATATTCATATACGATTGCACTCTTATCTGTACCACCCATAAACACTATCTTATTATCTGTAACTATTGGCTGTATGTCGAGGTTGAGCACGTAGTGCGATACCTCGTTCACCCGTACTGATTTTGGACTAAATACTGCACCACCGTCCATTACAAACTGTACGTTGTCAGCCAAGATAAATACCTTATCCTGGTTCATTACTGTATGTCTTAGTGATGTACTTGAGGTGGTTGATACTACAAAGTCTATAGGGTCACTATCTAGTGTAGTTAGTGCTGTAGTTCTCCATAGATTACTATGGTCTCCAGACTCACTCATAGTTATACCCTCGTCACTTAAGAATCCTAGTCTATTTCTATAGAAGAATATATCACGTATAGGCAACCTATTAAAGAACTTTGGTCCAGGGTTTGAGCTAGTGTCCCCTACTTTTCTATCATCCCATTGTCTTATCCCTATAACTACATTTGCTATTGAACCATTATTGTGGAATGCTACCCTCATCTCTATAGGCATAGTCTTCTCCCTTACAAGCACATGCCTTCCTGCTTGCGTCTCTTCCCATATGCTACCATTCCAGTGAGCCCAAAATGCAGCCTTGTCATCTGTTGTCTCTTGTTTTACTTTGAATTTTAGATGCTTCCATGTTGATGGTACTTCCTGTGGCAATAATTCTACACCTGGTATTTCTCTGTAAAATAATGCCATAGCAGTATTACCAAAGGAATCGCTTGTATATACATCCTTCTTTTTTGCATCTACATATAAAACAGAACCACTAACTGAACATATATACCCAGCGTCACGAATCTGAGTGTACAGATCACGTGCAGCATCAGCAGTTGTTGTTGGACCTTTTATATCTTGCCTAATCCATGCATCTAATTTATCTTGCTGATTCTCTGTTTGTATTCTTCTTGACCTTGCTCTCCCCAGGTCTTGTAAAGCCATGTTTCTTGCATCTATTGCTGCTACATATGCTTGATATGATGATATCTCTCCTGCACTCATCCAGTTGTGTGCATATACATATACTGGTGTTGTTGTTCCTGGACGTACTTGTATTTTTAACTCATCATCATACATCACACCACCACCACTAATATTTGGAGGGTTTGGCATAGGGTAATACGTCTCTGCTGGTATACCACCTATTCCTGTTCCTGGACATCCATAAGACTTATTATCAGTACTTCTATCCTTACTTGCTGTACAGAACTTTCTTCCACCTATTGTTATACAGTAATCTATTCCTAGTGCTGCATCTGCATGCTTGAACCATACTAGTGCATATCTGTCATCGTGCGTATTGGTACCTGATTCGTACGTTCTTGGTATTACTGCATCATTAGCAATAAGCGTTGTGTTCTTAATGGTTGTTGTTGCAAATTGAGTTCTCTTGAATGTGCCTCTTCTTTGACTTAGATACCATGATGCATCTGTTGATATACTTATGCCATCACCTACTCTAAGTATCTTGTAGTATGGTTTTAGTTGCACCAACATAGGGATACCATTATTGATATTTATCTGGTACACAGAATTTCCATCAATAATCATATTGCTATATGACTCATCGTATACATTGGACATTATAGGAGTAGTGCCACTACTACCATCAGGTTGCTCAAGGGGCTCTCTTCTGATTAGTCCATACTCAAGACTATGGTTAGCGTTATACGACTCCTCTACTTGGCTGCTACTACGCATGTGTGGTGGTTGCTGTGAAACACCATTATACATAGAGCCATGGGAGTTAGCTACTAGCTTTGCCATTACCTATTTACCTCTTGTCCATATGTAGAATTCAATATATTATATTTACCAGAACGTATCTCATCACGTCTCGCTTTCATATATTTCATCTGTATATCTTGGTTGCTAAATGATGGTATAGCTATGTCACCAACCATGAGAGCTTGGTATCTAACCACAGCCAAGGCAGACACGTATTGAGTAAGGCTAAAATGCATATTCTGCCATAGCTCTATAATTACCTTATTTAATGTTATCTTTCCGTTTGGCTCACCTAGTACTTTTCCGTCCATGGACAGGTCAAGATTACGTGTTTTAACTATGCCATCTTGGCTGATAAATAAGTCATCTGTCTGTCCAACTATGGAGAATACATACTGTGCCTCTAGTGGAAATGGTTGAGTAATACCGAATTGGTATCCACCCTGTGCATCCAAGGTTATCTCTAGTGCAGAAAGTGTATTGAACTCCCACCCTTCTGATTCTACTTCATACATCACATCTGTGAGTATTCTTAGTGCGTGTTGTCCTTCTATGGTGTCATTGATACTATCGTTGTAGTCAATACCAGCCAAGTCTATAGCTAACATCATATCGTTGAGAGTACTGAATCTCCAGCGTTCTGCTGGTGTTTGTCCTACTGCGTTGCTAAAGTTGGGGATTGTTACATTTTTTCCATATGCCATCTATGCTCCTTTATTGTGCCTCTCTATGTAGGCGACTATCTTCTTTAAATCCTCAAGGGAAGAATCTTTCTTTAGGTAATTAGCCTTGTGTGATACTATTACCACATTCCCTTTTGAGTAACCCTTGGATGGAATTATTCTATCTAGTGTCGCTGAATTTTCTCTTCTCGCTCCACGCTTTACATGATAATCTAGCTCCATTCCAAATATTGGACAATGAGTAGGCAATGGTAGTAGGTCTTTATATTCAATGTCAGCAGCCAAGCCTTCTTTTCTAGCTCTACTTCTTGCATTAACTACTCGCTCTTTTACTGCGAACTCCATTGGGTCTGCTCTTCTACGGACTGCACTTTGGTCTCTTTTTACAGCATTAGTACATTCTGAGCATGTAAGCCTAATATTTTGACCATTTCCAAAGTTAGATAACGGTTTTTCTTCACTACATACTTTGCATACTCTAAATCCAGTTAGCTTTTCATGCTCTCTTTTTTTAGACAAGTCAGTCTGTAGAGTAAGTGAGTTTACACATACTTTGCATCGCCCAAGAAATCCATCCCTTGAAGATTTACGTTTTTGAAAGAACTCTGTGGTTAAGTTTTTTTCTGCACCACAAGCAGAACATTTTTTTGTAGTCATAATGACTCCTTCTATTTAAGATGGAATCATTATAACATTTGTTGGCTTAAGCGTCTAGTAACGCCACTGCAGACTCGGGACGAAGGACTCCAGTCCCGATAGCGTAGTAAGCAGTCATCAACGTAGAATCTAAGAAGTCAATCTGATCTTCTTGGTTGGTTCTTAAGCCAATTAGCTCAAGTACTCCAGCACAGTCCATAGTGAATACTAGACCTCTAAGTTTTGCTGTTGCTGCAGCACCAAGTGTACCCTTAAGGTTGTTAGATGATAAAATTCTCACACCAGCTACTTGCATAATTGTACCTGTATCATAACCACCATTACCAGAAGTATAGTCAGCATTTACTGCTTGACCTGACTGAACTAAGTAACCATAGTCTTGTGGAGATACAACTGCTACAGCTTCGCCATAGTCATCATTCTCTTCAAGTACTGCTTTAGCATCAAAGATAGCTGCTGCTAGTTGATCACCTTTATCCATTGCTGTTGGAGTAGTCAATGCTGGAAGTACAATGTTTGCATTTGGTCCAGGGTTACTAGCCAATGGAATGTTCGGTGTTTGACCTTGTGATGCAAGCCATACTGTATCAGCAATTTTTTTATCTACTTTATATGCGAGTGTTTCACCCATCATATTAGTAATTGGAGAACGTACATCGTAGTGTGCTACTCTCTCTTCAAATTGGTCAATACGTTTAGCTACATAAACTGGTCTCTCAAGAACGATTGTTCTCTCATCCAATTCAGTATCAGTGATATCAATTTGAGTACCACGTGCGTAAGTTGCTGTATCAGAACCATCAGTTTTTCCACCGATAATGAATTGTCCAGCTTTACCTGATGCAATAGTTTGCTTCATTACTAATGCCATGAATACGTTACGTCTATTGAACGCTTCTAGTGTTTCGACATAAATGTCTCTTGATAAATCGTTTGTTGTTGTTGCACCTTTTAAGATTGCATTTGCTCCTGTATATGCCATGATATACCCTTTGTATTAAGATTTTATGAGTTGTCTTTTTCCTGACAAATTCAAAATCCTTACTTAGGGCATCCTCTCCGAGTGGAGTTCAGAAGCTTTAGAAGGTAATTCTTTTATCCTGTCAGGTGTTTAATCCAACAAGACTCATTGGCTGTATTATAACACAACCAAGACTTAAATGTAACTTATCTAGCGTTTGGACATGTCCCACCACTATCATTTGCATTTAAACATTTGTTTTCTAAGGTACAATAAAATCCACCTGCTCTCTTACATTCTGCTGGAGTAAGGTCATTGTCCTCTGGAATATCGTCTGATACTTCTCCATCAAACTCATCTGCACCATATCCATGTGAGCCACTTACATTACTATCATGTATAGATTGGTCTCTATTATCATTCTCATGGCTATAATCGTTACCTGAACCATTACCATCACTAGATACATCTAAGCATCCTACCATCATAAACACTGCTACGAGTGCTACTATTAATTTCTTCATTTTACTTCCTTGCTAATAAATTGGTTTAACGCCTGATAGACGTGGTTTCTGTTCATCACCTATTACTTGACCTTCACTATATTTCAACGCTAACATATTGAAATCAGTATTAATACTTACATTGCTGATAGTGCATCCACTGAATGCAAATACAGCAACCAAGAGTATCATGTTTCTCATATCTGTCCTTTAGGCTAAGAATAACTTAGCTTCTTCATTACGTCTAAAAAGTAGTCCTTTACTAGGCTTACCCTTCACATACTTCCATTTCTTGAACTCCTTGGCTGCCTTCTTATACTTACCTTGGTTGAGGTATTTAAGCAGTGTAGACTTCCGTAGTGCATTCACACCTAGATTATAGGCAAATGACACAAGAGCATCAAATTGGTTCTGGTTAATCTTGGCTGATACCATATGCTCTACAGCCAAGGAGTAATGGTCATTCACCTGTGACTCAAGTATGAGTGATGCTGTCTTCATGGATAGTGAATCACCCTCTCCTACCTTACGGTATTTGAAGTGAGTCGTACCATAACCTACAGTCCATACTAGGGCTGTATCGAGATATGCCTTATGCATATATCCCTCGAAGTGCTTTATGAGTTCTAGCCCTGCTTTATCTAGCTTCATTTATATCCTTTAGTAGTTCTTCTATCTTATCTAGCCTATCAGATATAACGTCCATAAGCTTTAGTGCCTCTGCTTCTTTACGCAGTACACGCTCCTTAGGCATAAACACTCTCTCTTGGATAGCTGCTTGTGCTTTTAGGTCAGCTATGTGATAAGTCTGAAACTGTTGAATAATTACAACCAAGGCTACGGCAAAGCCCATAAAGAGCTTTGTCCAATCTGTATCACCGTTTGCTTTCTGTAGTATCTCTGGCATTATTTATCTCCTTACCATTTGTATATTACGAACATCGGTATTGCCCCTAGTGTTCCACCTAGAGCATCAGCAGCCAAGTCTCCACCACTAAACTCATCATCAGTAAGTTCTTTTGCTAGTCCTACAGCTAGTGCAGTTCCTAGACTTATCCAGAATACCTCTGTGGGTGTATAGTCGTATTGGCTTACCACCACACTAGTGAATAGTGATATTGCTGCTGTAGCACCGATATGTTTCTGCTTGTCCTCTTCTAGCCCAAATGAGCTAGATAGGAGCATCATTAATATTAGTGCTACTTTCATTTGTGTATCGATATATCAGCTACACCGTCTCCATCCAAGTCTATATCGAAGCTATCAGCATCCTCTGTTATGAGAATACCATTATCATCATATATGACTGTATCTGGGTTACCATCACCATCCAAGTCTAGTATGTCGTCACTTGTGTCTGGACTATGAATAATAAAGCCTAGTGCTGTACCGTCATTCACTGTAAAGTAATTCATGGCTGCTACTGACTCTACTGCATACATCTTTAATCCGACATCCCATAATAGCTCTACTTCTTGACCTGTAGTACCAAGAGTAATCTTTATAGTTGCTGCATTCCATGGAGCTAACATTCCTGTGAAGTCCATAAATAGTAATCTATTTGAGTGGTCTACATAGAGTGTAGTCAATGGGTGTCCGTCTATCTCTACATCAATAGGTAAACTACCAAATGCTAAGTCGTCACTAAACCCATTATCTCCACCAGCTGTACCTACAATGATATCAAATGCTTCATCTTCTATGATGATTGGTGGTGCTGGGTTACCTGCACATGGAGTGTCTACCACTGCATCTACCGTACCTGCTATTAGTGTTGTACATACTTTCAATAAGTGCATACCACCAGTAGTGAGAGGTAGCTGTATATATCTACCATCGTCTTTACCATTCATAGCTCCTGCACCAACTTTAATTTGTTGTACACCAAACTGTGAAGTATTGGTAGTTGTGTGAGTTCCTGTTATTGGTATCATTGGTGAGGTTATTTCTTTTATACTATAATGTGTTACTACTGCATCAGACTTATCACCAAATAAATAAGTGGCTACTGGAGTGTCACTACCACTAAAAGTACCACTGTGAATACCTACTGTTGTTATAGGCTCACCATAAGAGCCACCAATTCTAGCCATTACTTTACCAGTTGTTATAGCTTCTACAGTTAGTTCCCACTCATACATCTTTGCATTATCATAAGGTACTGTCGGTGCTTGGTATAATGCTACACCTTTTTCTGTTTTATCTAGTGTTGCTTTACCGTTAGCTAGTGTTGCTCCATTTAATAAATTCCATTTAGAAGCATCTGCAAATTCTGTATCCATTACCAACTCAGCACCCAACGCTACAGGTAAAGCCATACCCTTAGCATTATATACTACATCTTTAGCACCTTTAACTATTGCACTAGGTATAGTAGCTGTACCTGCACTCCATTCTAGTACTAACTCAGGTCTAGCTGTAAATGCTGTTAAATCAGCTTGTGAGAAGGTATTAGTATCTAGCTTAATGATTGTACCAAATGTACCATCTTTGAGTGTATACGTTGAAGCTAGAGGTAATGTAGGTTGAGTGAATGTCTTAGTTGCATGGTCGAATACTGTTACGGAGCCTTGTGTTGCTGTAATTTTTCTAACATTTAACTCAACCGTAAAGTCTGCATCAAAGTTTTTAGTGCCATCAAACATTGCACCAATCCAGCCACTACTTTTTAAGTTACCCCTTGTATTGAATGTATGAACTCCTACATCTAATACTTTATCTACACGTAGGTAGCCAGGTGCTCCGTTAGCTTTACCTTTTTGTATCTCTCTAAGATAACAGCTGCCACTAGTTACATTTACTTTCACTTCAATGTCGTATACTGTATCAGCAACAAAAGTATCAATATAATTAGCACTAGGGTTGATGTTAGAAGTTGTATCAGTTTCTAGGTGGAAAGTAAATACACCAGCTGTATGTGTAGCTGTGTTACCTGCTTCTCTTGTTTTGGCATGTGGGTCAAGTCTCATTGGTGCACCCAACGTAGCATTAATAGGTACTTCTATCTTACCGTCACCACTTAGAGTCACAGCTTCTCCACTATGCATAGGTGCTTTATGAGTTATAGGTTCTACACTATTAACTAGGTATCTAGTACCATCTGTATCTGTATCTACTGTACCGTCATAACTAATGTCTTCTGAGGCTAGTTGATTATCTACTACGTGTGGTACGTCAGTAGCTTCGTGATTCCCCACCTTGGTTGAGAGTCTCTCATTTGTAGAGTCGTCATAGTGCCATACAATATTCTGACCAAAAGACAAGGGGTTCGTCATGACCAGCATCATATAGAATTTACCACCACCCTTGTTGAATATTACCGTCTCTGGTAATATAGGTGCTCCACCGTCTATAGCAATAAAGATAGAGAATCTTATGTCTGATGACCCAATCATTTCCTGGTCCCATTCTACAACGATACGCTTATTATTATTGGCATATATCTCTGATGATTTAACTACAGGTGTAGCTGTTGTCTTATTGATTACTGCATATGTTTGATTGTCTATTTCTACACCACCAACCTCTGCACCTTTGAGTTCCTCTGTTGGATGCGTATCTTCATATGCCCATGTAATTACTTGACCAGGCTTAAAGAAATCCACAGGGTACTGTAGAGCTAATAGTGACTTGGTTGCATCCTGCAATACATGGTCAGGCTTAACCATTGTGCCATCTATTTTTACTATCATGGCATCCTGCAAATTAACTGTCATAGACATTGGTCTATCAAATTTAATAAGTAGAGCTGCACCATCGGCTGATGTTTCTGACCCTCTTACTTTAGGCACTGTTCCTGGCACAAATTGATGTGTATGGTCTGTACCTCTTCGTCTCCTGTGTGCACGCCATTTTGCTAACCCAAGTACTGCACCTCGTATTCTCTTTCGACTAAAAGAATTCATTTTTATCTCCCGTAAACTACTGCGTCAGGCGTAGCTGCCTTTCTCTTTTCATGTAGGGCTCTTGCAGCCATGTCGCCTTTACCTGCAGTCCTTAAATATGTAAGGTCCTTAAGTAATTCACCTTGACTCTCGTACGGCTTAGCTGATGAACTACCACCAACTCTTCCTTCGATTCTGCCTGCTGGAGTACCGTTCTTGGCTTTCCATTCTGCATATAGTCCCTTAATTGCCCACTCTGATGCATTTCCACCTAGGTCAGCATCAAACGACTTACGCTGCTCCTCTGACATAGTTGGAGCCATATCTGCCATCATTTGTGTATAGTTCTCTTTTCCACCTACTACACTATATGCTGTATTTATTTTATCTCTAAAATCTATAGCACCTAGCTTTAGGTCTCTGATATCAATACCTAGTTCAGTAGCTCTTGTTTCCATCTCTGGAGTAAGTTGCATGTCGTTTTCCATAAATTCTGGAACCATAGATAGGATTTCTGCTTGTGTTGCTTCTTGTGTTTCTTGTTGTTGAGCTGCTTTTCCTGCTTTCGCTTTCTCTGCATTCGCCTCTTGAACGTATTTGTTGGCATTCGCTAATTCCTTCGCTAATTCATAAGGGTCTTGTTTGCTATCTGCTTTTAGATATCCATCCTCTACGGCACGTTCCCATGGAGTCTTTGCATCTTCCACATTATCACTAGGAAGTCCCGTAGGGGCTTCCACTTCTGCTACTTCACCTGTTGGTTGTTCTTCTACTACGGTAGTCGCATCCATAACTGCCATTATTCAGCCTCCTTCTTAATCATAGATAACTTTTTAGGCGAGATATCGTACTTCCCATAAATCTCTTTATTTGATAATCCTGCAGCCACGTCATCCAAGATATCCTCTGGCGATAATTCTACTTCATCAAGAATTACTGCTTCTGTTGCAGCCAAGAGTGAATCGTCATACTCTGGTTGAAAACCTAGGTCAAGAATAGCTGCTGCCTTCTTTGTGTCACCCTCTTTGATTGCTTTCTCTCTTGCGTTCCATTGTGCGATACTCATTTTTACTGTTGCCATATTTAATCCTTTTATTGTTGTGGTTGTGGTTGTGGTACTGCTGCACCACCTGCGTTTGCTCCTGCAGTTGCACCAAGTGCTTCTGCTCCTGCTGTAGCTGCCTGTTGTTCTATCATTTGTTGCTGTTGTGTCTGTCTTGCTGAATCTACTTCTTCTTGTGTTTTGATTAACCCTGTCATATCCAGACCTTCAAGTGCTGCATATTTCTGAGCTAAAGCCTCTTTGTTTAAGTACTCTTGCATCTCAAGATTTACTAATCGTCCTACATAATTATCTAGGCTCCTTGCTTCTTGGCTGCGTCCTAAAGCATCTAGTCCCGTGATTATCTGTGGCTCAACTGCATCGAATTTAATCTTAAGTTCACCCATAATCATACGGACAATCCACTTACTCCACTTGGTTGCCATCATAGAGTATATACCAGAGAGGCTTGATTCTTCTAGTTCCTTAGCCATGAACTGTATTTCCTCTGCCGTTACACGCTCTGCATCTCTAGTAGCAGACTCATTCATTAGGAAGGCTGCTGCAAGCTCACGCTTGAGATTTGCTTCACGTTCCATTGGTACTTGGAAGTCATAATTTTTACCTAGTTGGAATGCTGTTACATCTTCTCCGTTACCATCCATAACGTCACCATTGTCGCTATTGGCTACATCCTTGGTTCGTGTTCTTCCTCCACGCTGGTCTACAAAGATAAGTGACTTGGCTGCGATTACAGCTCCATCAGTCAGTACCTTTGCAAGCTTATTAAGCTGGTCAAGGTCTTTAAAATAATCCTCTACATATGGACGGTGCATTTTGTCACCTGCCACCCAAGTCCAACCAAGGTACTGGTATGGCAAAGTATCTTCTTTGTACTTTTGCTCATCACCCACATCTTCGTCACCTACTGATTGTCGTACTGTCCATCCTTCACCCTCATCATCCATGTGAATAAATGTGTACAACTCATATTCATCTTCGTCATCGGATACAGTTATGCCCTCTGGTAAGCGACTTAGCTTCTCCATAAAACACATTGCCATGGCATTACCTTGGCTGTCTAGGTCTACAGATATTGACTTTAGTGGATGTAAGATAATCCCTTTCTTCTCTTTCTTCTCTACGATAGCTGACCCAACGATCATCATATTTAAGATAACCATAAATAGTGACTCTCGTATGGCTTGTCTCTCTATCTCGGTGTTAATTTGATTGGTTCTTACAGCCAAGGATTTGTATATCTCCACCATTGCAGCAGAGTCTTCACTCCCAATGATCTGTTCGAATGCATCCTGGTCAGGCACAAATCTAAAAGAAGACGTACTTGCTGGCAAGAGTGTCATACCCATCTTTGATTTAAGTGTGGATACTAGACGACCACCGTAGGACTGAGCCACAGTATCGTCAAACGGAGTACCTTTGTCCGTACCATCCTTACGTAGTATATATGGTAGAGTTAATCTAGCAAACTCTTCTCCACGTGTCTCATAGTCTTTTCTGTCTGTCACGTATTTATCATAGAACTCTTTAGGTCCTAGTTCACTGTACATCATCATTAGCCTCCAAAGCCAAGTTGTGCGATAAGTCCATTACCACCTTTGTCACTAGCCTGTCTCACTAGACCTGTATCATCTGCCACTTTTGGTACTAGAAAATCACTTGCAGTATCGTCTCCGAGCCCACCCTGTCCAGGTTTAAACTTGGATGCGTATTGGTTCTCTGCTTGCTGTGTTGCCAATAGCTTCTCTTGGTCACGTGCATACTTCTCGCCCTCTGCAGCACGATTCATTGCACTTATTTGTGCGTTAGCTGCTTCGTCATCAAGCATATTCTTTGCTTTATTCTCACCCTTTGCACGTTCTCTTCCTGCATCAGAGTTTGCTTGCTCTATCTCCATACGCTCTTTTTTGTTACTACTAGCAATCTTAGCTTGCTTGTCTGCAGCATCACTAGCTTTATTCGATGAATACACTGCCGTACCTACTGCTACTGTTGCACCTATTAGTGCTGGTAGTATTGCTGGTAAAAATGCCATTATCTCACTCCTAAGTGTGTTATTCCTGGGACTTCTTTAATCCCTTTTAGTTCATCACCAAATAAATATAAATTATCTAGCAAATACCCATTATATCTCTTGGCTGCACGCTTTACCTTCTCCATGTTTTTATTCATAGGGATAACCACATTATCCTCAGCCAAGATGATACGCTTCACCTCTTTCCATAAAGATAGACACCACTTATTACCACTAGATACTGGATACAACCAATGTACCCCATCTGTACCTAGTGTACCTATAATGCAATAATCGTGTTCATCTATAATATATGACGACTCTTTCACTGCACGATCTATGTCTGCATCGCTCCATCCATGCTCATTAAATAGGTATCGAGCCCTACTTGTTATTTCCTGCATTCTCTATTTCCTTCTCTATTTCGTAGATTATTTTTTGAATACCAACCATCTCACCCTGCCTAAAAGCCTGGACTTCAACCAAGGGTAGTGTGTTTGGATATCGCTTTTTCAATAGTTCAAGTATCTCTTCTGCTAGTATCATTTTGATTCTCCTAAAGTTTATTGTACCATATCGTTATGAGTATAATGACACGATTAAGTTTGCAACGCTATGGACCAATGAATCTAAGGGCTCCAACCAAGGAGGACTTGGATGACTATGGTCTCAAAACCACATGCCTACGAAAACCAGTACCAGAACTCTTTGATATGGTCATATATCAGCTACTAAATCCACCCATTAGAGGCAAGTATTACAACCATTATATATATACAGTCGAAAAATTCATGGAATATTACACTTCTGCAACCAAGCAAAGCCAGTGGCAAATAGCTTCCCAACTCATAGATATACACTTAGCTGGTAAACTACTATATATGAACGCACATCCAAGTAGATACCATGGATTTCACAACTTTAAATATGTATGGATATTCAATCTACTCTCTGCAATGAGGTCTTACACTATAAACCGAAGATATCTACTTGGTGAGATACACACCAACAACACTGTGTCCTCATGGTCTGCTGGGTTTGAGCCTTTCCCTAAACCACTTACTGTACGAGCAGGTGATGCTCTTGGTGATGTGCTATATGAGGTGGTGTGGTTAAGAAGTGAGTATATACATAAGCGTAGTATAACCTGAGCTTATATGGTTCAAAAATGGATGTATATAAATCAGGGGCTATCCATACCATATCTAGTTAGAGATTCCCCCATAGACATAGTTATATACCATACAGTGATAGTTGCATAAAAGTACGGTCTCAGCATACATACTTGGTCATGCATAGGTCTATGGGGTCACCTATCTATGGTGGAGGAGGGAGTGGTGATTAGTGTGTGATATTATATAAATATGATAAGTATTATAAGCTAAGGTTATTTCTTCATATACCTATAAGAGCCATGACACACACACTAACCCATAAACACACAATACAAATTAACTCCTTAACTAGACACCAACTGCCATGTAGTACCAGCACCTCCACTCATTAACCAATATAAGTACATCAGCATAAACATCAACCATGGCATCCAAGCTAACTCTGTATGTACACATCTATCTATGTCAGCACTAGCACATCCAAGTGCACCAAGCTACTCAGTGTGTTCGTCATCAACCCAATGTATTAATAGGTTTCGTGCATATCAGTCCTTGTCTTGTCATTACTGTATTTGTGGACGATAGAACGATGGTATATGCTCTATGAACTCTACTACTGAATGCTCTGCATTAAGTGTAAGTCCAGAGAAATATACCACAACCTCTTCGTTCCAAAAATACAAAATAACAAAGGACTAACATGAACGAAACTACTAAAATACAATGGGCTAACGAAGAACACTACGAGAAAGCTTTTAAGCACTTAGATGAGCAAGAGCTTGACACAGCAAATGAGTACTACTACAAAGAGTTACTTGGAAGCCATGGTCTCACGGTTTACACTAAAGACTTAAAAAATTGGTTAAAGAGCAGAGGCACAGCTATCAACACAGCAGGATTTGCTCTCTAGCAAAGGAGTTAATTCTCCTTTTTAAGTTACATACAGCCTATAGCTATGTTTAGTGTCATGACGGAGAGTGCCTATTTTGATGTTGATATTGAGTGAGTCTTGGTTGCCAGGGTTGGAGAAGAGCGAGAGGGATTGAGGGAACAAAAAATGGCACGGGGTATTGTTGATTGTGGTTGTGGAGCATATTCATCTTGGTTGCACTAGTTGAGCTCTTTCATATAAATAAAATCCTTTTGTATTTGCTATGCCAAGTTCACCACACCAATAGCTGATACTAAAATCAAATCCTAAAACTCAAGCCACTTCGTGGTTTTGCGTTCGTTCCTCACACAAAAACTTTTATGCTTTAATTTTATTCTCAGCAGGGTGTGGTAAATACGCATATCAAAAACAAAGGATTTAAATATGAGCACAACTAGCAACCAAGATAAGAATATGATAGTAAGTTTGAGTGATGTGAGTTATATGAGTGATGTATTAGATTGTGAAGTAATGCATAGTGTTGTAGTAGCTAAGACTAATAGTGGTTTATGGTATTGCAATAGTGTGCAGCCAAGACATATGAGTATGCAAGAAGTGCCATTCTATGAGGCATTACCGTGGATGACTAAGCGTTGGGCACAAATTACAGGTACAGGTAAGGCTCATGAGAATGACCAGCTTGAAGATATTAAGATCAGAGAATTTGCTCGTATTGAGATTGAAGAGATGCATAGCACTCCAATAGATACATACGGGTCAAATTTTGAAGATATTATGCAGGGTGCTAGTTCAAATGAGTACCTTGGTCATTCATTTGAATTATAGGAGATGATTATGGAAATTATAAAGATAGCGTTATGGATTATATTTATTGGGTGTGGACTATATCTATTCGTACCAGGAATGGTGATGAGATATAGAATGCAGAGAGAGCTAGAAAAAGCTTTCAAAGAAGAGCTAGATGAGAGAATGAGAAGGTTTGATGATGAAGTATAGAAGTCAATGGCTAGATAAGCTAAAAGAGCGTGATGACAAAGCTAGACGTGCTAGAATACAAATGAGAAGGAGTTTTAAATGAAAATAGTGATTATGATGGTGCTTATTGCATCAATGGCGAGTGCAGGTACCTGTATCGACTATGGCAATGGTGTCGTAGTTTGTGATGGTGAAACCTTTACGGTAACATATTAATGAGAGAAACTAACTATTTCACACGAATGGGTGCTGCAAATAGTGCCAAGACAGGTAAGTGGGCTATATGGGGCACTGTATCCATATGGTCTATTGTAATACTGTGGGCTATATTGAGAAACTAAGCATCGAGGAGTTAATGGACTCTTCGTTGGTTAGAGGGAATGCTACTTAAAGAAAACACGTATAAATATCCATGGAGGATAAAATTATGAATGAAGTAAAAAAGAATTGGGCAAACACAGAACACTATGAAGCAGTAAGAGTATTACTAGAAGTACAAGATGCTGATACAAAGAATCCATACTTGTATGAGAAAGTATTGAAACAGAGTGGATTTGACACGTTTATGGGAGACCTAAAGCCTTGGATTAAGTCACTAAGTACTGATGTATCTACACTATCAATAAAGGTTGCGTAATGAAATTAACATATAAAATACACCACAACAGAGAAGAATTTGACGAGATATTTGCAGATGCACCAGCCAAGGATACTAGTATGCTTAGAGCATTAATGTCATTGATGAACGCATTGACTAGAGATAGACGTGATGACGAGAAGAAGATTCACCATGCTAAACGTACAGCATTCGCAGAGTCACTATTGTCTACTATCGCACTAGGAGTAGGTCCAGATGAGGTTGATACTAAAGCATTTGGAAAACAATCGTACTTTGTTGAGTATATACTAAAGAATGCACTTGACGAGCAATCAATAATGGTATGGGCTAAAATGACTACAGGGAGATATATCACAGAGTTGGAACCAGAGACATCTATGAAAATTATGGGTGTAGACAAGAATGGTAAGCAAACTGAATTATCCATGGATAAAATACCTGATGAGGTGAAAGCTAAGATACTAAAAGAACTAGGGTCGTGATGGAAGCATACGACCTAAACCACACAGCTATATATATAGCCAACACACAACAGGACACTACAATAGGTATCGCATTGATACTTGGAGTTGTGACTGTATTAGGATTTTTACTGAGGTGTAAATAATGGATAAGCCAAAGCATACACAGATGGAAGTAGCAGAGTATCTTGACTACATAGATAACATGAACGACCTAGAAATGGAAAGACAGTTAGCTATTCACGATAGACAAGAAAAGCACATCAGATGGGCTACTACAGCAATCTTGGTATTAACCATAGCTGTAGTGATAGTGGCTACATATCAACTAGTAAAAGGATAAGAAGATGATTAAAGTACTAAAGTGGGTAGTAGGAATTGTAGTAATAATAGGTGCATTATTGTTTGGTTTAGGCTATCACCAACACAATCAAGCTAAGAAGTTTATAGAAGCTAACGGAGGTACACAAGTACTAGTACTAGGTACTGATGATAGAGTTATGTGTAGTCATGGTATTGGATTAGTGGTTAGATATACAATGAATGATGAAGAGAAGTTTGCTCCTGTATGTACTGACTTGTTTTATGATACTGAACTAGGGCAGGTTAAGAAGTAATGTTTGTGCTAACAATGATGGTAAATGACTATGAGCAGCATGGAGAGTATTACATCACTGCGTGGAAACATGAACCAACAGACGCAGAATTACTTAGTGCTATGAAAGCAGATGATTATATGGATAACCCCAAGATTGACTTATCTATGGTAAGAGATAACAAGGGAAGAATAGAGCCTTATGATATTAATGATTGTTGGTTCTACCTAAGAGAGATTAAATGAGTGACTTAAATAATACAGCTATTGAGATAGCACAGATACAAGCAGATGCAATTACAACCTTTGGTTGGATAGCAGGTGGAACTATTATATGTGCTGTATGGATATTGGCTACCCTACGGTAGTAATTGGGAGTAAACCCTTCCAAAAATCATCTCGAAAATCTCTCAGCATAACAGTTGAGCATCATTATATTGACTGATAGACTCACATAGGATTGCACTCCTGAGTCTATTGGTGAGTGTTTGTCACACAAGACACTAAAATGCATTGGAGTATAGACTATTGAATTAGTCACACAATGGAGGTATGTCTTTATTGGTTTATGAGTACCTCACCAAATAAACAATACATAATGCTATGTAAGTTTATCGGATAAAATTAGAGCCTTAATAGGTACAGTGGGAGGGTATCCCACAACTGTTATCAGTACACAGAGGTTGAAAAGGAATTATCGACTTCTGTGTAGTGACAATAAAATAAAGGATTGATATGAGAAACTGTAAATTATGTGAGCAACCAATATACGACCTAAATAGGAAGAAGTTTTGTAGTGACAAATGTATGCTAGAAAGAAGGGCTGCTCTAAATAAGGAGTATTGGGAGAATCGATCACTTGAACCTAAGACATGTAGAAGATGTCATGAGACTGTGTGTGAGCCTAAAATGCGATACCACTGTGAGGCATGTAGGGCTATTATTGCAGAGCCAGCCAAGAAGAATAGGTGCAAGACATGCGACAACAGTGTTACTCGTAAAGGATGTACATACTGTACTCACTGTAGAGAGGAACGAAAAGTAGCTGCAGTAAAGAGGCAGAGCTGTACACGAAAAGAATACAACCTAGCTAAGAGACATGGATTAGTTGAGAGCAAAGCAAAAAAGCATGGAGACCCAATATCAAGTAAATTTACCACTAGAGGTAAACTACATTTTGAGGGACTAGGTGTTCTATAGAGAGTGCAGCCAAGGTTACTTGGTTGTACTAATGTGTAGACAGCCCAGAGATATAAACCAAATAAGATTCAATAACATTCCAAGGAGAATTAAATGAATAAAGTACAAAGTGTAACATTAGACAGCACAGGTAAATTAGTAATAGCAATGATATTAACAGAAAGTGCATCAGCGAGTTCAGCACCATTCGCTATGACAACAAGCCCAAATCGTAACGTATATTATTATAATGGAGACAGTGTTGCTATTGATACTGTACCAGGAATACTATCTAGCAGCCACAGTATGAGCGATGCAACCATCAATGAACATATTGATGCAATAGTAGAGGGAATCCCTCCTGCTAAGGCTGATAGTGTAAGACAGTCTATTATGAATAGTAACAATCAGGTGGATACAGAAAATTGGTTTAGCTATACACCAACAAAGGCTGATGAAGATGAAATCAAAAAGATGTATGATGTCATGCTTGAGCAAATCGATAAGATGCGTGCAGGTACATCTGGAGCTTCTGCCGATGGTAAGCTTGCTAAGTACTTCTTTAAGAAGCACATCTTGCTAAAGGGTGAAAAAGGTGGTTTTTTACATATTGCCACCATTGCAGCGTAAGCTCTCTAAATAAAACACATTGAATTCAGGGGAAGCCTAGAACAGGTAATCCTGAGCCAAGACCGATAATAAGGTAAGGTGCAACGACTAGAGCAATTGGCTCGTACATCCAAGTGGATGGAAGTAGTGTGCTCCGTATGTCTTTCCTTTAATACCTAAAAGGGTATAATTTGAAAAAAAAGGAAAGACAATGAAAGACATAAAAGACTATGAAGGTCTATATAAAATTACAGAAGAGGGACAAGTGTTCTCTACTCCGACAGATGGCAAACCTAGTAGGTGGCTGAAGCAGGAGGTTATTAAGCGTAACCATACGAGTTATCGTAGGGTATCGTTATCAAAGAATGGGATAGTTAGGAGATTTCAAGTCCATCGTTTGGTAGCACAAGCTTATATACCGAGTGCAAAAGGCAAAGAGCAGGTAAACCACAAGGACTCAAATGGTGAAAACAACCAAGTGAGTAACCTAGAATGGGTAACGGGGTCAGAGAATATGCGTCACTCAATGGCAGCAGGACGAAGTGAGAATATGAAAATAAACTCAACAGTCCAAAGAATGTCAAAAGCTAGGGCTAAAATGGATGCTATGATAAATAGTAAACACGGAAAGCTTCTAGTGCTATCTGTAATAACATATGGACATCGTGGTACATTTGAATGCATATGTGACTGTGGTAATAAGGCGATTAAGCGAAAAGACCATTTGTTTCATAATCAATGCAGAGAATGTTCTTACAAAATACGGAAGAAGATATAGTCTGTTCTATACGGTTGAACGTATAGCAGTTTCATAAGAGAACGTACAGCCAAGTAACGAGGGCTGTAGAACATAAAGGGTAAGACATACATGGTTACTAAAATGATTGCTGATATGTCTGTTGATATAGACTCTGTAGATATTAGAGGACACGAAGGTATGGAGGCAACTGACTTATTGGGTTACTATATTAAGACTGATAGTGGAAACCTGGTATGGAAAGATGGACCACTAACACAAGCATTTAGGAATGCAGCCAAGGGGAAAAAGACAATCTTGTTTATCGATGAGACATTAAGAATACCGAAGCGTGAGCTAAATGTCTTGGTTGGAGCTATTTCACCTGACTGTTCTGGGAACTTTGTTCTTGACACCAACCAAGCAGATAGTGTTGAAGTGGATGAGCATGGACGCTCAATAGCAAGTGTTGAGAAGCTTACAGTGCCAAAAGATATGCTATGGGTAGTAGGTACTACAAATGCAGGTGCAGGATACGCAGTAGACCAGGTAGATGAGGCTCTAGCTGATAGATTCCGTATCATTGTTAAGACCACTGGTGATAAAGAGATGGCTGCTATATTGGCAACCAAGGCAAAAGAGTATGGACATGACAAAAAGATGGTTAAGAAACTGATGGGTCTATATAAGTCATTCAATATACTAAAGGAATCGGGAGAGCTTACTAAGCTAATCAACCTACGTCACTTGGCTGAGATTTTAGAGTTCTCTGAGAAAGATGACCTTATGGAAGCTGCTTTAGACCTAATCCCAACATGGTGTACAGATGACCAAAATGGGTACCCAAATGAAACGCAAAGCAGTATCATTGAGGGTATCATTGAGAAGGAGTTAGCGTAATGCAATTCAACCTATTCGGTGATATAGATCACGGATACGTTGATAGATACGCAGGGATGGGTGTCAATCAGCGTTATAAGAAGCTTATATCCAAATCCAATGTGGATATGGTATTAAATGGATTTAGTCCGTTCACGAAGGTGAAGGGTCTTAAACACAATACGAGTACGAATCTCTCTATTGAGGGGACGAACATAGAAGGCATAGAGGCCCCTGTTGCATATCATTCCAGTAATAACCATGGTAAAATATATGTAAATAGCCTAGCTATGGAGGAACACTTGGAGGCTCTACCTATAGATGAGCGTGATGATAGATTCAAGAAACTTATGAGAGGTGCATATGTAGCACGTAGCGACCGTGACAGTATCAGAAAAAGATGTGATGTTAGTGCCATGAATAGTAAGGCTAAAGATATCGTTAGTGGAAGTACTCCTAATGACCCAGATTTTCCCATAGAAAAAGTGAATATCGCAAGAGAGATGCTTAGTCATACACTTGTTGCTGCACAGCAAATCATTCACGGATGTCATGTTCCAAGTGGTACAGCAGAGGTTTTCCCAGCAACAAATGACTTTATGGACTTATGTACTTCTATCACAAATGGTAGTACACCAGACAGTACATGGGGTAAGTCCATGCTAGATAGATTGACCACTATGGGCAAAGCAAGGTCTAATTATAATAATTGGGCAGACAGTCTTGGTTCACAAATGAATATTGACTTTGGTGATTTAGTATACAAACATAATACAGTGGAAGACTTGGCTGGTATGCTAGATAAACAAAGCAGTACTACTAATACATACTATAGAAGAGTAAACGAGCCATACGAGAAGGACTCAAACGAAGCATCAAAGGTTGGACATGGAAAAATGGAAGCCAATACTGACCCTGATTTTGTAGATAAGCCAAAAGAGGAAGACGAGGAGTTCCAAGGTGAGAATGACACACTTGAATTAGGTGACATGACTAAAACAACCAAGGATTACTTCTTTAGTGATTATCGCAGTATAGACATGGATGGATGGAATAAACGTGACATGAAGATGACCACCTTGGCTGATGCTCTATATGACACACTAGCTGGTCGTATTGGTACACGGGTATCACAGAACCCATCCAAGAGACTAAATACAAGAGCACTGGTTAGTGAACTTAGTGACAATATATATAAGTCAAAAGTACCTCTAGGAGGTAAACATCTTGAGTTGAATCTGATTTTAGATACAAGTGGCTCTATGAATGGATACCACATAGATGATGCAATAGACGTGATTAATTGTATCAATAAACTTGCTCTACGAGGAGTCGTATCTGGCAATCTTATGCTTAGTGCAAGTGGAGCATCTGCTATAATGAAGCTTCCTATTAATCCAAAGTTGCTACCTAAATTATCTGCACATAACGGTGGAGAAGGATTTAGGCACACCATGGGTCTACGATGGAAAGAATTACAGCATGCAGACTATAATGTAGCATTAACAGATGGACAGCTTACTGATGGGCATATAGACCAGAAAGACATGAAGGCACATGGTATAGAAGTCATAGGTCTATATACGCAACGTGCTGTTAAGAAGAACCCTGCACTAGCACTGTCCTATACGAATGGACTAAATAAATGGTTCACTAAGTCTGCAGTACGTGGAGATGCAAGTGAGCTTATATATTATCTTATAGATAATGCGTGTCTTAATTTTGACGCCAACCCAAGGAATGTAGCATGATTAGAGAACATATAACAAAGTATAAATTTTATGATGGAGTACGTGCAGCCAAGACTATCTCTGCATCATCATTTAGTAAAGATATTTTAGAACTCTACTTGGCTGCGACTGAAAGTCCTAAGCCAGGTACATTTGGAAGGGGAGCTATAGGCTCTATATTCCATATGGGTATGGAGCACATGTTTAAGTCACATCCAAGTACCAAGAGTGGTAGATTTGTGCAGGAGGAACGTGTAGAACGTCCACTTAATGACTACATGATTAATGGTAAGACTGACTTGGTTGATTACATGGACCATGTAATATTTGACTGGAAAGGGATGAGTGCATCTGCATATGCCACTTTCAAATCAAACAAAAAAGACCACAGAATCAACATTCAAATGGCTGTATACAACTGGTTGCTTGGAGGAGATTTCACTGCTGAGGCTCATTGCTTCATCACTGACTGGGACCCTGTAAAGCCCACTCATCCTGCATCTGCATACCAAATAGTCGAGTGTAATATCATGACTACAGAAGAGATTGAGGCATATATGGCAGCCAAGATTAAAGAGTTAGAAGAGTATCTCGATGCAAGCAAATTACCACCTAAGTGTGAGAATGTGATGCCACGATTTGTAAAAGATGGAATGTATGTAGATTCTAAGTGTGCTTACTATTGTGATTACAGTCATGTGTGTAAGCGTAAACGTGACGATACAGCCAAGACTCTAGGTCTTAAATGGGGTAGGTCGTGAATATAAGCGACGAAGATATACTGCGAAGCACAGAGATTGTACTCAATCTCGAAGCTATTAATGCAGTATATGTTGAGTTGTGGAGTGAGTTTTTAATTACAAGAATAAAAGTAAAGAGTAAAGGTGCTGGTGTAGAACTGGTTGGACAAATATACGCATATAAGGAGGAGTTACATGACACGCACACAACTTGCAGAACTGAAACAACTATACAAAAGAGCGATTGATGAAAAAGAACTGTCATTTATGTTTTATGACACAGAAATCTTGGTTGCCTATGCTAAATATATGATTGAGTATGAGGAGATGAAACGATGAAACTACGTCCATACCAACAAGAAATAGTTGATTACTGTGAAGGTGCATTAGCATTTGGTTCTACTCGTATAGCTATTGATGCCCAAACTGGGGCTGGTAAGTCAGTAATTATTGCTGAACTATGTAGAATAAGAAGTTCAGACAAAATAGTCATCTCTGTCAATATATCTAAACTAGTTATGCAGTTATCTTCTCACTTGGATGCTATGGGTATCAAACATAGCATACTCAAGTCAGGAATGGATGAACGCTATGATGAAAATGAGCGAGTACAAATATGGATGGATCAAACATTCGATAAGAGAGCAGCCAAGATTAACTTCAAAGCAGACTTAGTTATCAAGGATGAATTACACATAGGAGTATCAGGTGAACGATTCAAAAAGCTAATTGCTAAGGTACAGCCAAGTGCAATCGTGGGTACTAGTGCTACACCATACGATGGATTTGGTGTTGCATTGAAAGACTATGAATTATGTAGTTTTACTGATATTAAGAGTTTGACTGATTCTGGATTCCTGATGCCTGCAGACACAATTATCTGTAAAGCAGGTCAATCTATAGACTTGGATGCCATAAAAACATCTGGTGACTACAGTGATTCTGAGCTCGATGACCTACTTGGGAATGATGAGTATCGACAATCTGTCGTAGAGGCTTATATGGAGCACGCAAGTGGCAAGAAAGCTATAGTATTTGTTAGTGGCATATCTCAATGTGATGAATTAGCTAGAGTGTTCTCTGAAAATGGAGTTTCTGTTGGAAGTGTTCACTCTAAACAGACAGCCAAGAGTAATGAGTTGATGATGGATGCATTTGAGGGTAAGTCTATGGATGACATATCTGTACTAGTCAGTATGGGAAAATTAACCACAGGCTGGGATTTTCCAGACTGTAATGTGATTATTAATTGTAGACCGACTAAAATTCGTTCTCTATATACTCAAATGATTGGACGTGTGTTACGAACAACCAAGGAATCTAGTGATAGAGCACTGATATTAGATATGTGTAGAAGCACAACTGACCATGGTTTATATAATGAACCATTCATAGTATATGCAACCAAGAAGGAAGCTAAAGAGGAGACATATAGATGTAGAGAAAATGTAATTGACTATATGGATTCTGTATATCCACATGATTTCATAGTTGAACGTGAAATACTAGATAAAGAACATATCTTCGCAGGAGAGGCTACAAGCCAAAAAGCAAGGCTATGGAGGTTCAGGTATGCCCGAACACATTTAGAGCTTATAGTGGCTGCTTCTGAGCTCTATGAGAGCTTTTACAACCAAGAGCATAAGATGAGTAAGGTTAAATGGATTATGGAAGGTATTACACCGACTATATCTTGGATGAGTGTAGGTGCTCTTAGGTCACGATTGACTAAGATGCTAAAAGAAGGAAAGAAATTTGGAGGAATAAGAAATTATCCCACTTGGTTTCGAGATAACGTCTTAGGAGGACAATCATGGAAGAGTTAAAAGCAGAACAAGAATTAGAACGTATGGAAGCACTAGACCAAGAGTATGATTATATGAAAGCTCAATCAGTAGAAACAGAGGGTGCTTATATGGCAGCCAAGAAAGTAGTTGATGAATACACTGAAAGAATGAAGATTGCAAAAGAAGCATTGCTTCAATATCACAGCCAAGGGTTTACGTTTGAGTTATTAGAAGTAGCAGAGCATAAACGTAAAGGTAATGTAGATATGAAAGAACTACAACGAAAGTATGATTTAATGGATTCTGATATTGACTTATTAAGAAAGCCAGAAATTGTAGTAAGAAGTATCAAAGTAAAGAAGTAAAAATAATACGAGCGTAGCCCGAAGGGCGAAGCTCGTCATATAAAACAAAAAAGTAAAAAACCCTCTCTCCTTTAGGAGAGTAGTATGTAGTCGGATTCCGACCCCCCTATGGGGTCAGATTTGGACCCCCCTATTTAAGTTTTGATTAAGGTTACTCAAGAAAATTAAGAAAAAATTTAGGGATAATTACGTACAATATGGAACGAATATTTAGAGGGTCTCAAGCCTCTTGTCGGAATTCAATCAGGTCTTACTTGGTTGAGCTCCTCTAAGTATTTTACAACAGAGCAGGATGCTTGAGACCCATCCTCTTCCAATACTTAAATAAATAAACTCAGGTAAACATTGCAAAGTTAAGTAAATTATTTCCAGTCGTTCAGGCTGCAGGAATAGTTATTCCAAATTCATCAGCATTTTTAGTACACATAGTAATGGCAAATCACTGTAGTGGTAAGACATTGATGACTACTCTTAGCGTATCACGCTTGGTTGTGCTTACTGGAATAGGGGACACCACAGTAAAAGTAGCATTGAAGTACTTGGTTGAGAATAACTATATAAAAAAGATATATGTATCGCAGGATGGTACTAAATATAGAATGTTAAAAATAAAAAGGAAAGAAGAGTGCAAGATAAATTTAAACAAGCAAACGGAAGAGAAGCAGTCTGGATTGTCTCAGAAAGGTACGTTGGAATTGCTTACTCCGAAGAAGGAAAGTACTATACAGCCTACAAAGATAGCCTGGGATTAGAAATCAATACTGGAAATATGGTATTTATGATGAGACCAGTAAAAGAATTAAAGGAGGAACTAGATGAATTCTGCAGTCAAAGCAATATCTGATTTAATATATAAGGAAGACCCAGGAATACATCCAATGATAGTAATGAATTCAATCCACTATCTTATGGGTGCATTCACATCAATTAATAGAGTAAAGTATAGTACCATATCTGGTTCCAGTGTCCTCGTTAATTACTTTGGTCTTACTCTAGCTCCATCGGGTAAGGGTAAAGATAGAAGTGTGGATTTAGCAAAGCAATGTTTTAGTGGTGCAGCTATGGCGTATTCATCTGAACTAACGAAGAGGTATTCCAAATTCAATTCATCTAACCCAGATGATGCAGTTCCACTGCCAGAGTTTGAGTTTCAGAGAGCTACTCCAGAAGGCTTCTTGCAAAACAGGGTAAATATATCTACTGTTGGATACGGAGTATCGTGTCTAAAGATACCAGAGATACAGGATATGTTATCCAATGTTGGTTCAGTGGAATTCTTCTCTGACATAACTATAGCCTGGGAGAAGGGTGAGTCTGGAGCTAAGTCTAATAGAGGCAAACCTATCCCCTCTGTTTATGGCGTTCCAGCAAACATAATAGTTTACGGTTCACCTGTTGGTGTACACTCTGCATCCAAGGAGAAAGAGTTGTTATCTAGGGCACTAGCTACTGGTCTCGCTAGACGTACATTTTTAGTATCAGTTAGCAAAGAAGAGGTTGATGCACTAGCAAAGGCTAAATATGATTCTGGATTTAGACCATCCAATAATGAGGATGAGTTTGATAAGCTTAGAAGTAAGATAAAAGAAGTATTTGACCAAGGTGAAGTTACTTTATCTATGACACCAGATGCACTAGATAGATACTACGAGTATGATGAAGAGTGTGGTCGTAAATATATAGGTGTTGAAGCACCAGAAGGAATCATAGCTGAGATGGGTGGAAGGGCATGGAAGATGTCACGCTTGGCTGCAATGTATGCATACTTTGAAGGTCATAAAAATGTAGAAGTTAGTGACGTAGAGGGTGCAATAGAGTTTACAGATAAGTGTGGTGCTTATGCACAAGCATTCATGGAAGACCATGCACCACATGAAATGCTTGTTCATTATCTTATTGAGTCAAGTGTACCTGTTACAAAACAGGAGCTTGCAAAGAAAGTATTGAATACAACCACAATGAAAGCAGTTGATGATGCAATAATGTTTGCAGAGGAATACGCTGACACAATAGGTCACATAATCTTCACGAAGAAGCATGGAAATACTATACGGTATGGTATAAACAGTATGACCAATACGGACGAAGATAATGTTACAATAAGTGTTAGTAAATCTATGGGTGATGGGTACGAAACTATTACTGGTAAGTTCGATGACCTCACCAAGGTAACTACAGGAGTACATAACTATTCTGCAGGTACATTCAAAGACGGAAAGAGGTCAAATGAAAATTATGAAGAGAGTCAAGATTTAATTATTTTAGATGTCGATGGTGGTATGTCTTTTGAGGTAGCTAAATCATTCTTCTCTGACTATCGTTGTATTATATCTACAACCAAGAACAATATGAAGGAAAAAAATGGTGATGTGAATGAGAGATTTAGAGTAATACTCTTGGCTGATAAAAAGATAGAGCTTGATGCTGAAACCTTTAGGTCGTTTATGATAAATGTAATAAATTTAACAGGTGTTCCAGCAGATATGAATGCTACTGATGCAGCCAGGTTGTATTATCCGTATACCTTGGCTGAAACTTGGACATCCAAGGGCACAAAGAGGTTTGAAATAGGACCATGTCTACCAAACACAACCAAGGCGAAAGATGTACATAAGAAGCTAGAAAAGTATGACAATGTTGAGGGTATCGAGAGATTTTTTATCGCAGAGACAGTGGATGGTAATAGAAATAATAGTCTATTCAGATACGCTGCACTCTTAAAGATGAACGATGGTCTTAGTGATGAGGTAGTAGAGGAGAAAGTTAGAGCATTAAACTCTAAGATTGCAGACCCTCTACCAGAGAGAGAATTAGCAGGTACTATCTTAAAGAGTATCAAGCGTAAGAAGTAGTAAAAGCCCACAGACATGGCTCTAAACTGTATGTTATTCAAATTATAGAGATTCTATAATAGAACAAGGAAAGGAGTACGAATGCTTGAAATTAAAAAAGCAGATTCGATACATAGCGATGGTGTTAAGGCACTGATTTTCTCTGATGCAGGTATAGGTAAAACTACACTAGCAAGTACACTAGATATGAGTAGGACATTAGTCATCTCGTTTGAGTCTGGATTGTTATCAATCCTAGATGAGAAGTCTGGTGCTGAATTGCAATATGTAGAGCCAACCAAGTTAGAGGAGTTACACGGTGTGTTTGTAGCAATGCAAACCAAGGAGATGCAGGAGAAATTCGACAACATCTTTATTGATTCACTTACTGAACTTAGTGAGATGATGTTTAAAGAGTTCAAGAATGACCCCAAACTATATTCTGGTAGACAGGATACATTGAAGCTATACGGTGAAACGCAGAGCGAAATGATTGCATTAGTTAAAGCATTCCGTGACCTAAAGGGTTACAATATATTTATGTCTGCACTGGAGGAGTCTGTTATTAAACAGATGAAGGAAGTAGCATCCATATCTATGATAGGTAAAAAGTTAGGTACAAAGATGGCTCCACTGTTTGATTTTGTATGGCATCTTGAAGTAGATGATAAAGGTGAACGTATATTGCGAACGCAACCAACAGATACAGTGCTTGCAAAGAGTAGAACACGGAAGCTAGACTCAGTAGAGAAAGCAGACCTAGGCTACATACTAGAGAAGATAAGAAAATGACCCAGGAAGAGGTGAAAAAGGAAATTCATTATGAACCTTTGACTGGTGTATTCACTTGGCTGTCTAGTAAGCAAGGTCGCAATAGCAAAATAGCAGGAGCAACAGGCTCAGACCACATTAATGGATACTATCGTATTCGTATATCTGGCGAGAGAGTTGCTGCTCACAGACTAGCATTTATGTATATGACGGGAAGCATACCAGAGTATGTAGACCACATAGACAGGGATGCTAGGAACAACAGATGGGATAATCTCAGAGAGACAACACCAACTATGAATGCAAGGAACCGTAATCCTAAGAATCGTGGAATACGACTAAAGGGTGGACGGTATGAGGTTTCAATTTGTCGTAAATATATCGGCAGATATGATACATATGAAGAAGCGTTGAGCATTAGACTCTCGCACGAAAACAAATTAAGATTTGGAAAAGGAAAATAAGATGGCAAAATTTTTTACAGTAAACACAGAGTTGGTAGAAGCAGCAGAAGCAATTAACAAAGAAGAAGCAGCGAGTTTTAGTACGCCAAGTGGATTATATCCAGTAGCAATTACAGTAGCATATGTAACAGAGTCAGCATCAAGTGAAGCAGTAGGGCTTACGATTGAATATACAGACGGTAAGTCTAAGTATCCAAAGAGAGAGACTATGTGGTTCCAAGGTGCTAATGGACTTACAACTAGAATGGCTAAGAAACGTGATGGTTCTGAGTATCCAGATGAGACATTTGGTATGAAGCAAGTACGTG